ACCCACAGACTTACGATGTTATCGACTTCGTGAGCGACAATAGCCTCAATTTTAACGAGGGAAACGTTATTAAGTACATAACACGTGCCAGAAAAAAAGGAACGCATTTAATCGACCTAGAAAAGGCACTCGATTATATCCAACGAGAAATAAAAATAGTAAGAGAAAACGAACTTAAACAAATTGAACAATGATTGCAATTTTAACCACAGATAAAGGGATTTACGATAATTTTAGAATGGAGCATAATATCGATGCTAGGCACGCTAGGCAAATTTGTAGAAAAGAGGATTTAGATGGCACCATTTATGATGATATAATTGACCTCGATCCAAAGCAAAATGTTACCGACTGGGTGCGAGTAAGAATAAAAAGCAAAACATTAGAAAATAATTAATACATTTGAATGATGAATAAAGATAAATTTTGGTACAATCAAATTTGCATTGATTACATTCCATTTGATTTGTATGAAAAAGTAACGGTAAAAGATTTATCGCAATGGTCAGATTTTTTGTATAAAATTAATTTTAGCAATATGAATGATGTTTATTGTTATTTAAATGAAAAAATAAGTACAATGTGATACACGAACTTGCACAACGAGATAGCGACTGGCGATTGATGGCTTTCAAGATTACGAAAGACAAAGACCTTGCTGACGATATCGTGCAGGAGATGTACTTAAAAGCGCACACGTTCAAGAATATAAATAATTCGTACATTTACACGATTTTAAGAAATTTATTTTACGATAGTTTAAAGACAAAAGAAATACTAATCGATGACTTTACAAGGTTTGAGATTATAGATGATGAATACGTTACGCTACCGGAGTTTGATGAAATTTCAAAGCGATTGACTTGGTATGAAAAAACAATGTTTGTTTGCTCAACACTAGAGGGGCAAAGACCATTCTCAAGGCAAACAGGTATACATATTCAAACAGTTCACAGAATTAATAAAATGGTAAAAGAGAAACTAATATGGCAAGTAAAAAACCAAAACTCGGAACAATAGTAAAAGAGATCACAGAGGCAGTCGGAATAAAGCAATGCGCTAAATGTGAGGACAGACAATTCACAATGGATAAATGGACACATAAAAAGCCAATTTGTAAAATTGATTGTAAGGACTGCCAAGAGTTTAATAGTGATAATCCTAACATCCCAGCTTTGTACTTAAAATACTTCGGCTTGGATAACACCAACACTAAAAGCGAAAAGATAATGGCGATAATGGTTAAGGATTTGAATAAATTATTTAACGATGGGCAGAACTAAATACATAGAAACACCCGAAAAGCTAAAAGAGTATTTCCATTGCTATCAAAAGGAAACAAAAAACAATCCTTTTATAGTTAAAGATTGGGTAGGAAAAGATGCTTTAGAAGTGTACAAAGAAAAGGAACGACCTCTCACAATAGAGGGCTTTGAATGTTGGTTAGCGGATAATGATATTATAGAAGATTTGGGGGATTATTTAAAGAATAAAGACAATCGATACTCCGATTATGCACCCATCTGTTCATATATTAAAAAACACACACGTAAAGATCAAATCGAGGGCGGTATGGCTGGCGTTTATAATCCGAGCATAACGCAAAGATTAAACGGATTAACAGAGCAGGTTCAAAATACTATAATTGCAGAACAACCACTATTTCCGGATTGATGTTTATTCGAACCACAGTAATAAATAAAATACTTAATTTGACAAAATTTGTCAAAGGAATACAAGGAGGCACTTCAGCGGGGAAAACCTTTGGAGTGCTTCCTATTTTAATTAATATCGCAACCAAAACAGAGTTAACCGAAATTAGCGTAGTGGCAGAATCAATCCCGCATCTTAAACGTGGTGCGATGAAAGATTTTAAAAAGATAATGAAAGAAACGGGGCGATGGTTTGACAATAGATGGAACGCAACCGATTTTAAATACACGTTTGCCAACGGATCACAAATTGAGTTTTTTTCAGCGGATAACGATGCAAAGTTAAGGGGTGCGAGGCGTGATTATTTGTATATGAACGAGGCTAACAATATGGTATTTCACGCATACACCGAACTCGCATCACGAACAAAATTAGGAGTTTATTTAGACTGGAATCCAACGAATGAATTTTGGTTCCATACCGAACTCCAAAATGATAGTGATGTGGATTTTATAATCGTTAACTATTTAGATAATGAAGCCTGCCCGGAATCCGCTTTGAACTTCATAAACAAAGCAAAGCAAAAGGCGTTAACTTCATCCTATTGGGATAATTGGTACAAGGTTTACGGATTAGGGCAACTCGGAACGCTGGAGGGCGTTATATTCGAAAATTACGAATTAATCGACACAATACCGACCGAGGCAAAGTTAATCGGTTACGGATTAGATTTTGGATATAGCAACGATCCGAGCGCATTAATCGAGGTTCACGAATACGATGGTAAAATAATTTGCAACGAGGTTATTTATAGCACCTCACTTTTGAACTCCGATATCATCAACTTAATGAGCCACGATAAACGCCTCCCGATTTGGGCGGATAGTGCAGAGCCAAAATCAATCGAGGAAATAAGGCGAGCAGGATATAATATAAAAGCGGTTGTAAAAGGTGCGGACTCGATTAATTTCGGGATATCGGTCCTGCAACAAAAGCAAATGTTAATCACAAAAGCAAGCGTGAACCTAATTAAAGAATTGAGGGCGTATAGCTGGGATGTTGACAAGACTGGCAAAAAATTAAACAAGCCGATTGACTCGATGAACCACGCTATCGATGCGCTTCGATACTTCGCAATGATGCAACTTGCAATTAAGCCAACGAGAAAAGTAATAATAACATAAACAAAACCACATTTTTTAGTCTTATAAGTATGAGAGTAGTAATTCCCACAGATTTAAAAGAAATAACTTTGTCGCAGTACAAGCGTTACCAAAAAGTCGTAGCCGATAATGCAGATGATGAAACGTACATTTGCATTCAGATGGTGGCTATCTTTTGCAATATAGAAGTTGCCGATGTGATGAAACTCCCAGCGTTGGAGTTTGCCGATATAGTCAAAACAATAGCGCAAACGCTTGACCAATCGCCATCACTTACACGCACGTTTAAAATGAATGGCGTTAACTACGGATTTATTCCTAATATGGAACGGATTTCACTAGGGGAACACGCAACGATTGACACTTGTATGGGTAAAGATGAACTAACCGAGTTGATGCTTTCAGTAATGTACCGACCAATCACAAAAAGCATAAAAGTAAACGGGGAAAAATATTACGAGATTGAAGAGTTTACTGGCGATGAATCTTTGGCTTTAAATTTCAACGATACACCGATGCACATAGTACGTGGCGCAATGGTTTTTTTTTGGAGTTTATTCAACGAATTATTACAGAACACCCTTTGCTCTATTCCCAAGATGGCAGCGAGGGAGAAGCTGAATTTGGAGGAAGTTTTACCGAACGCTGGGGATGGTATCAATCATTTATCACAATTAGCCGAGAACTTAAAATTAGAATTTCAGACGTTGGAAAAGAGCCTCTTTTTGAATCACTCACGTTACTATCTTACTTAATCGATGAAAGCAAAGAGGAAGCGCGTAGAATAAAACAAACACAAAAGCAATGAACCAATACTATACCTGTTTAAACTTCATCCGAGATAGCATAAAAGATGCTCCATTTGTCAATACTATTACGCAGGGAACGGATATAATTGATAACGTCAAAAAAAACATATTTCCCCTTGCACATATCAATATTTTAAACGCATCCGCACCTGGACAAAGCAATACTTTTACTTTTGAGATTGCAGTCCTAGATATTCGCAACGTAAGCAAGGTAAAATCAAATAATAAGTTCTTAGGCAACGATAATGAGATTGACAATTTGAACACCTGCCACGCCATTATAAATTATGCCTTAACAAAAATGCAGTTAACGAGAAACGAGTTTGATATAGAGATTGAAAACGTTTCAGATTTAACTCCGATCCTTTTAGAATTTACGAATATGTTAGACGGATGGAAAGTAGATTTAACGCTTTCAATTCCTAATAACGCAATGAGTGTTTGTTGTGAAGATTGAGAACGTACAAGCAGCGTTAAACGAGTTCGGAAAACTTGTTATTGATCGGGCGAAGTCTAACTTAAAGAAAGGAGGCAAATACGGTTCACATAATACAAGTAACAAGTTGACCAACTCTTTAAGATTTGAAACTAAAGAAAGTGCGAGAAGTATTGAATTTGATTTTTACGCTGAGGATTATTGGAAGTTTTTAGATAAAGGAGTTAAGGGTAAAATCTCAAGCGCAAAAGCACCGAACTCCCCTTACAAGTTTGGAAGCGGAACGGGTAAAAAGGGCGGTTTAAGGACTGCAATCGATAGCTGGGTAGTACGTAAAGGTTTGGCAGGAACTAGGGGCGCAGATGGGCGATTTATGAGCCGAAAACAAATGGTATCGATGATCAGCCGAAGTATATACTTAAAGGGTACACCAGAAACAAAGTTTTTCCGAGAAGCCTTTGAAACGACTTACAAAAGTTTAGATGAAAATATAGTTGAAAAGTACGGTTTGGATTTAGAATCGTTTTTAAAGTTCACGTTAAAAGAAATAAAATGAAAGTAATATTTGTACGAAGTCCTTATAAAATTCTAGTTGATGAAGCTACACAAGTTTACACTAAATGCGTGGTTGATATAATTGATCCAGCGGGAGTGCTACCAAATAAAATCGTAACACTTGAAAAGCAAATCCCCGATACAGTTAATCGAGATTGTTGGTTTAATATTTCGCCTTACATAAAAGATGAAATAGAAAACATCGCACCGAGTGCAATCACTCCGACTGATGAAGATTCAAATATGTGGCGCAAGGTTGAAGTTACAACTTATTGGAAAGTAGATTTAACAGATGACTGGACAGAATTAGAAGTACAAGAGTTTGTTGCAGTAAATGGATATAATAATTACCAAGGCGGTTATAATCAATCAATCACTTCGGATGTTGTTTTATTAACCAATCCAAATGTAAACATTTATCGCTCGGATAATAACCAATATTTTAATTTGCTGATTGATTTTACAACTGGCACTTATGATTTAATTTACAGATATAGAAATTTGGCGGGTACAACTATTGAAAATGTACTTGTTATTGGTAGTGCTTATCCCTCTGGAATTTATATGTACAAAGTTCCTTATCGAACTGCAACTGCTGGACTTGAAAACGGTAATACTGTACAAGTGAGATACAATACTTCAGGAAGTGTTCCAGCGCAACCACAAATTTACTTCTTAAACGGAGATGATTGTCTTTACACACCAATTAAATGCGCGTTTATAAACTCAAAAGGCGGATGGCAATACCTAACATTCTTTAAAGCACGAACAGATAGCTACGAAGTAAAGAGCAAAGGGTTTAATCTATTAGCTGATGCGGTTGATTATAACCCATTAAGAGGGCAACGCAAAGAATTTAACTTTGATTTAAAGCAAAGTGTTAAGTTAAACACAGGTTGGGTTGATGAAAACACAATCGAGTTACTTGTAGAGTTGATGACAAGCGAAACTATTTTACTCGATAACGAGCCAGCTACGCTAAAAGACAAATCGCTGCAAAAGAAAACAAGGTTAAGAGATAAAATGATTAATTACGAGATGAATTTTGAGTACTCGTTTAACCTTATAAACGATGTAGACTAATGGTAGGAATTTACATTTACATAGATGAATTAATTGATGACGTACTAACTCCGATTTCAAAACGAATAGAGTTATTTGCGGATGAAACAATTACTATTACTTCATCTATTCAAAACTTTAATGATTTAGGTAAAATCTTTACCGACTATTCCAAATCGTTTACAGTTCCAGCAAGTGCGGTAAATAATAAAATCTTTTCGCATTGGTATGAAAATTCAGTAAGTGATGGATTTGACCAACGCAAAAAATATTTTGGTAGAATAGAGATTGATGACATACCTTTTCGTTTTGGTAAATTTCAGTTAGAGAAAGCCGACAAAAAGGATAATAAGATTGAAAGCTATACTATCAATTTTACTGGTAATTTAACGCAACTAAAAGACAGATTCAAAGAGGATAAATTAAATAGTTTAGATTATAGCGAATTAAATTTTGATTACAATTTAACAAATATTGGTAACGCTTTACAATTTGGCACACTCAATCCTTACGTAGCATTCCCTTTAATTGGTAGTGATAGGCGTTTTGAATGTGGCACTGGTAGTGGTTCAGATATTACAACACCAAGCGGCGAAATAGATACAAGAACTTTATTTCCTGCAATCCCAGTTTGGAAAATATTTGAGTTTATCCAAGATAAATATAATCTAACTTTTAGCGGTGTATTTTTAGAAAGTTTAGTGTTTAAAAAATTATGGTTGTATTTAAAAAATGCTGAAAAGTTTACATTAAGAACTGAACCGATACAAGTTGATATGTTTACTACTACAAGTTCTGATTTTTACGACTTAACAACTAATGAAAATATATTTCAATTTGGCACAGCAGTAAATAGATTTCGTTCTTTTATTAGTATAGTACCAACAGATAATACAATACCATACACATTAACTATTTATGACAATGGAGTTATATATCAAACTTATGAAAATTTATTAGGTACTCAAGGAATTATATTTTTTGAAAAATCTAGCAATCAAGAGGCGCAAGTTAATGGAAATTGGATTCAACATAGATTTACTTTTTTTGTAAATTCAGATTTGCCAATGACATTTACATCTTTGTTTCAGTTAGTAGCATATAGTGGCATTACTGTTAATATAATAACTGCAAACGTAACCGGAACGCCAACAAATCAATCAACATCATCATTATTAAACATACAAAATTACATTCCAGACATTACAGTCGAGGCGTTTCTTATTGGTATTTTAAAAGCGCATAATTTAATGATTATTCCATTAACTGAAAGTTCTTTTGAGTTTATAACAATGGATGCATATTTCCAACGTGGTAGAATTTTAGATATAACGGAATATTGCGGTAGTGATGAAGAACAAATTAGCAAACCGAGAATATTTAAGTCGATTAAATTTGCATTTGAAAAGTCAGAGAATATAATTAATAATGCTTTTCGTGGATTCTTTAATCGTGAATATGGAGATTTGAATTATGATAACGACAATATTTCAAGTACAGAAGTTTACGATGTTAAATTACCTTTTGAGGATATAATGTACGAGCGTTACATTCCACCAATTACAACTGGCACAACAGTAACCAATTTTGTAACTGCAACGCTATGGAATAAAGACAGACAAGCGTACACGCCAAAGCCAATTTTAATGTACGATAATGATTTTCAAATTTTAAAAGTAGACGGAACAACTACTAATATAAATTATGATTTTGGGGGTAGTAATTTTACCTCAAGTAATTACAGAAGATTTACAAACGAAATAGAAATTGCAGCAACCGATGGAGCTTTTTTATACGGTTTTAATTTTGGCGATGAGTTCGGAGTTGTAGATACTAATGCAGCACCGCCAAAAGGTTTATATGATACCTACTATTCAAATTACGTAGAAAATCTTTACAATATTAGAACTAGAAAGGTAACGGTAAAAGCGATGCTAAATACTTTAATTGTAAATAGCATTCAGTTATACGATAGAATTATTTTAAAAAATAAAAGATACACGATTAATACAATGACTGTCGATTTAACAACCAAAGAAACAACCTTTGAATTGTTGAGTGATTTTAGACAATTTACCGATGCAAATGTAGGGTTAAGAAATACAAATATTGAAAGTTTAGTTATAGACAATACAGCGCAAGAAATAGAAGTGCAAGTTTTTTTGAATGACGATGATTTTTGGAACGCTAAAGCATCATTTGGATTTTTAGCAGGAAGTTATTTTCAAGACGATACTTTTCAAGATGGTTTATTAAATGTTTCAGTTCCAGCAAATGGAACCGCAGCGGATAGGAACGGAAATATAGTTATAGAATTTACAAAAGACGGAGTTGATAGGTCAATACAAATACCAGTACTACAATATGCTTAAACAAATTTTAGAGATGCTAAAAATAGCAGAGGACTATAAAGGCAACGAGATAATCGAAACCGCAAAGGGAAAATATCAATATACAAACAACTGGGAATTATTTAAAAAATTATCGAGATGGCAATAGAAAAGGTTATTGATATAAAAGTACAAGGCAACGCAGACGAGGCGGTTGGATCATTACGCTCACAATTAAGACAAGCGCAAGCGGAAGTTGGGGAGTTATCGGCAAAGTTTGGAGCCACAAGTCGAGAGGCTGTTGAAGCTGCAAAACGTGCCGGAGAATTAAAAGACCAAATAGGAGATGCAAAAGCGTTAACCGATGCGTTCAATCCAGATGCTAAATTCAAGGCGTTGAGCAGTTCACTTGCTGGAGTGGCGGGTGGATTTGCTGCGGTGCAGGGCGGTATGGCTTTATTTGGTGCCGAATCAAAAGAAGTTGAAAAAACACTTTTGAAAGTGCAGGGAGCAATGGCATTATCGCAAGGTTTACAGACTATCGGCGAAAGTGTAGATAGTTTCAAACAGTTGGGGGCAGTAGTAAAATCTTACACTATTGTTCAAAGAGTTAGTACAGTATTACAAGCGGCGTTTAATGCGGTTATGGCAGCTAATCCAATTGGTGCGGTTGTGGTTGCAGTTACCGCTTTAGTAGCTGCTGGTTATGCTTTAATTAATTTTTTTAGAGAATCTGCTCAAGAAGCACGTAATCAAACAAAGGCAGTTGATGAAAACGCAAAGGCTTTAGATAGACAAGTAAAATCAGCAGAAAGGGCAAACGAAGTTTTTCAAAAAAAGCAACAGTTTGATTTAGATATGGCAAAAGCTTCAGGTAAAAATAAAGATGCTATACAAGCATTGGAATTAAAACTTGTTGCCGAAAAAATTGCTTATGAGGAATCTGCTAGAGCAACCGCAAAAAGCACAGTTGAAAAAAACAAAAATTATTTAGCTACATTATTGGCAGCAGATGCTGATGAGGAGTTAATTAAAAAGCAAAAAGAAACCACAAATAAATCAATAGAGGAATACAACAAACAAAATAAAATTGTACAATCTGCATACGATGAAAGAACTGCTATAAAAAGAAAACAAATAGTTGATGATTTACAAGACAATACAGACCAAAATAAAAAAATTGCGGAGCAGCAATATGATGCGTACAAAACAAGACTTGCAGATGAATTAAAAAGCGAGAAGTTAAGTTTTGATGAAAAAAGAAAATTAATAAAAGAATATAATAAATTAACAAAAGATGACCGTACTGAATTTATAAAATTAGTACAAACGCAAGAAGATGAAGCAAAGAAAAAAGATGCAGAGGCATTAAAATCAGCTTTACAAGCGCAAAAAGATGCAACACTAGCAAATGAGTTAGAAATAACAAAAGCTATTGGAGATGCACAAGACAAAAATGCGGAAGCATTTATGACTAGAAGTGAAATTGAAGAGCGAGCAGTAAATGATAAATATTTTCGTTTAATTGAATTAGCCAAACAACAAGGAAAAGATACCTTAGATTTAGAAATTGCTCAAGCAAATGAGATAAATGATATTAGGGTAAAGACTGATGAAGAGGACAGAAAAATTAAAGAGGAAAATTCTGCCGCAACAATAGAATTATCAAAAAAAGAAGCGGCTGCAAAAGTTGCTTTAATGGATAAAACCGCAGGCGTACTTTCAAGAGGTGCAGACTTACTTGGAAAAAATACAGCAGCAGGAAAGGCAATGTCGATAGCAGCGGCAACCATAAACACTTATCAAGGTATTACCGCAGAATTAGCGACCAAAACAGTTACGCCTTTTGAGATTGGTTTAAAAATTGCAAACGTGGCGTTAATTGCGGCAACTGGATTAAAAGCGGTTAAGGATATTGTTGCTGTAAAAGTACCGGGAGGCGGTGGCGGAGGTGCAGCACCATCGATGAGCGGAGCAGGTGCAGGAGGCGGAGCAGCCCCACAATTCAACGTGGTTGGAAATAGCGGAGTGAATCAATTAGCAAACGTGATGAGCACTCAACAACAAACACCAGTTAAAGCATACGTAGTTCCGAGCGATGTTACAACGGGGCAATCTTTAGACCGCAACATCATCCGAAATGCCTCACTAGGATAAAAAGTTTATAACAAAATAATTAAATTCAGTCTTAAAGATATGCAAACGTACAAAGTAGTTTTAAACGAAAATGATGAGAGCGGAATTTACGCAATTTCTTTAGTGGATGATCCAGCCACAAAAGAACTTTTTATTTCACTTAGTGCAGAGCAAACAGATATACAACTTGCAACAGCAAATGAGGAAAAAAGAATTGTAGTTGGCCCGGTATTAATTCCAAACCAATTAATATTAAGAAACGATCCAAATGGAGGGGAACCGTTTAACATTATGTTTGAGGCAGAAACGATTGCAGAAATCCACGAGAAATTTATAAAAAATGGATTTCAAAATAATTCAACTATCGAACACGATGGTAAATTTATTGAAGATGTAACCTTTACCGAAACGTGGATAAAAGAGGATGAAGTACACGATAAGTCAGTTTTATACGGATTTAAGCACCCGATTGGAACTTTGTACGGAATGCAAAAAATAAACAATGACGAGGTTTGGAACGATTATATTAAAACCGGAAAAGTGAAAGGCTTTTCAATCGATGGTACAAAATTCGGATTAGAGAAAATTAATTTAAATACTAACTATATGAATCTAGAAGCGATTGCAAATGCAATTAAAGAGGGGTTTGCAGCGATAAAATTATCGAGCGATAACCCAACACCCGAAGTGGTGGATGTAAAACTAGCACAAATGAAACTTAGCGATGGCGTTACAGTTTTAGAGGCAGAGAGTTTTGAAGCTGGACAAGAGGTTGTGATTGTTGCTGAAGATGGCACGACTACTCCGGCACCAGTTGGCGAACACGAATTGGAAGACGGAAACGTTTTGATAATTACAGAAGCGGGAATTATCGCTGAAATCAGAGTTAAGGAAATGGAAGCTGAAGAAGTGGAAATGAGTAACGATGCAAAATTTGAGGCGTTAATCAAAACGATTGTGATGAACCTTTCTTCGGAAGTGGCTAAGCAAATGAACGATCTTAAAGTTGAATTAAAAGCGGAAATTTCAGAAGCTAAAGAAATTCAATTAAGCGCAAGTACAAAAGCAAAACCCGAAGTTAAAGAGTCAAAACCTTTCGAGGCAATGACAGCTTTGGAGCGACACAGAGCAATCAAAAATCAATTAAAATAACAACTAAAAACTAAAAAAAATGGCAATAAGCTATACACCAGTAGACATTAGAGGGGTTGCAGTAGAACCAATCCTTGAAGAAGTATTATTCGCAAATAAAACCATTAGCGATGGATACGTGACATTTAACGACAACATCAAAGCCGGTACAATCTTTACAGAGGCTGGAGTTGATGTAACTGCACAACTTTACACAGGAAGTGCTTTGAGTTCAAGCGGAAGTATTAACATTACAGACCGCACAATTACACCTACAAAATTAGAGTACAAGCAAACATTCTTACAAGAGGCTTTGCGTACTTCTAGATTTAACCGTTCAATGAATCCGGGTGCTTTTAACATTGAATCAAGCGAGTTTGCTTCAACTGTTTTGGCTATGGTAGGACCAAACGTTTCACAAGATGCTGAAAACATTTTTTGGGGTGGTATGACTGCTGCAACTCAAACGGCTATCGCTGCCTTAACTGCGGGTAACGCACAAGGTTCAATTACTGCTGCTACAAAAACTGCGGTTGCTGCATTAACTCCTGGACTTGTTGATGGAGTTTTCGCAAAAGCACTTTATGATAACGCTGCATTAGGAGGTTATATCAAAGTAATCGGAACAACTGTAACGTCTGCAAACATCGCTACGGAAGTTGGTAAAATCTTTGCTGCAATACCAGCGGAAAACTTACTTGATACAGTTAGCCCAACGGTTATCTATTGCCCACGTTCTTGGAAGCAACTTTGCTACAACGCAAACAATGCGGTTGGTGCTGCTCAACAAATCAACTTTGTAATCACTGGAGATAACTTTAACAATTCTCAAGTATTCTATAACGGAATTGAATTATTGTTCGTTCCTGCACCAAATGCTTTGATGGCTTACGCACAAAGAAAAGCGGCAGTATCTTGGAACACAGATTTACTTGACGATGTAAACAGATTTGAAGTTGGTAAATTGGTTAACGATGGAGATGTTCAATTTGTAAGATCAATCTACACATTGGCAGCGAACGTTGGACAAGCTACAAAAGGAGTACTTTACGGAGGATAAGAAGTAACTAGGGCGGTTTAGTTACCGCCCTTATTTTAAAATATATTATTATGGCATATTGTCCTATCACAGCGGGTAGACTTTTGAATAATTGTAAAAATCAAAGAGGGGGCGTAAAAAACCTTTACTTTGCGAATTACGTTTCTAATACTACTTTTGGAATCAGTAATCAGCAGGTTACAGATTTATCAGAGTTAACAGAAGTTTTTAAATACGAAGTAAAAGCTACAACCAACGCACTAACAGAAACGGGTACAAGTTCTGAAGATAACGGAACTTATTTAGTTGCTCAATCTTTGGCGGTTACACTTCCAAAATTAGCAGCAGACTTACAAGCGCAGGTACAATTAATTTGTCAAGGCAGACCATTTGTATTTGTTGAAGATTACAATGGAAATATTATGCTTTTAGGAGCAACTAACGGAACGATGAGCAACTGTACAAAGGTAACAGGTGCAGCGGGTGGAGATTTGACGGGTTATACTTTGACAATCGCAGCTGAAGAGGGTTCACTTTCTCCATTTTTGGATGCAGGCGCAAAAACAGAATTAGCAACTTTGGTATCTGAGGACGTAGTTTCTTAAATTTTAGCTTAATCTACTACTTAAACCCATCTTAATTGATGGGTTTTTTGTTACAAATCGATATATTTTAGTCTTATAAATATGATAGTCTTTAATGTAGCAACAAATCACACGTTTAAATGCATTCCATCTTACTATAATGGTGGGGAAATTGTGTTAAATTTACGTGATGAACTGAAAAATATTACCTATTCAATCGAATATGATAATGTTTTTTACCAAAACTTTCAATTAATAATCACATTTTCGGATTTTCAGACCATCGAGGGGCAGAGTTTTGAGGTAACAATACTCGAAAATGACGCAATTACGTACAGAGGTAAGGCTTATGTTACTGCTCAAACCGATTTAGAAAACTACGAAATGAATAACGGGATTTTAAAAGTATAAAAATGGCTAATAAACCAACGCAAAGAGTATTCGAAATTCAATTAAGTAACTACATTCGCCCAGAAATTAAGGAAGTACAGGGCAAAAAGTGGGTATTGAATGGGCGAAATAACGAATTTTATAAGACGATTATTGATGCTTATAACGGATCAACAACCAACTCGGCAATAATTGATAGTTACGCAAATTTCATTTACGGAAAAGGGATTGCCTCCAACGAGAAATTAACCAAGCCAAAAGAGTGGAGCGCATTAAACACCATCTTTGATAAAAAGGAATTAAGAAAAATTTGTAAAGATTTTGAAATGTTTGGGGAGGCTTCGGTTGAAGTCAAATATTTGAATAATGAAGTACGAAAAGTTTACCATATTGCAAAAGAAAGGGTTGCTCCCGAAGTAGCAAATGAGGATGGCGATATTACTGGATATTGGTATAGTTATGATTTTTCAAATGTTCAAAAATACAAGCCAGAGCGTTATGATGCTTTCGGATTTGGAAGCGGAAGCGGAGAGCGTTCAGAAATTTATATTATTAGAGATTACCAAGTCGGACAATTTTATTATAGCAATCCGAGTTACGTTTCTGGATTGTCTTGGGCAAAGTTTGAAGAGGAATTTCAAAACTATTGCATTAAGCACATTCAAAACGGACTATCTTTTGGGTACATTATAAATATGAACGCTGGAGTACAAGCGAGTGAGATTGAAATAATGGAAACTACTCGCAGGATTCGTGAGAATTTAACGGGATCAAATAAAGCGGGAAATTTCTTTTTGAATTGGAACGATAATAAAGAAAGTGAGATTACAATTACAGCGTTGGATGTTAGCGAGGCGCACAAACAGTATGAGTATTTAAGCGCGGAAGCAAGGCAACAACTTTGCACCGCTCACAAACTTACTTCTCCTATGTTGGTAGGTATAAAAGAGGCAAGCGGATTTAGTTCAAACGCTGATGAAATAAAAGTCGGATTTGCGGAGTTAATGATTAACGTTATAACACCAAAGCAAGAAATTATTTTGGATGGTTTAATGGAAATACTAGCGGCAAACGGTATTAGTTTAGATTTGCAGTTTGAAAGTTTGAGAAGTGAAGAAGCGATTGGTAATGTTGTTGACCAAAATGATAAAGCTGGTTCAGATGCTGCGGTTTCTTACAATGGTGCGCAAATTTCAAGTGCTATCGATATTTTTGCAAAAGTAAAAGAGGGTATTTTGACAACCGAGCAAGCGATTGTTTTCTTGGTTCAATTCTTAAATATTCCTGCAAGTGTGGCGCAAGCGTTATTCACGCAACAAACCGCAGCAGTAACGCAATTATCATCACACGACTTTTCAGATTTAGGAGAGGACATCGATTTAAACGAGTGGGAGTTAATTAGTGCCGAGCCAGTTGATTACGACAAAGAAGAGGAGAGAGATGCAGAGATTGAAAGGTTAAACGCAACAACGATTAAATTGATGAATGTTGCTTTGGCAGATGTAAAGACTGGAACCGCAAGACCAAATGCAAGAAGTAATCAAGATGGCGTTCTATTTAAAAGCCGATATAGATACAGCGGAAATCCAAACCCGGAGCGTGAGTTTTGCAAAGCAATGATGAGCGCGAATAAATTGTATAGGAGAGAGGATATTGATATGATGAGTAAGAGAAATGTAAATCCTGGATTTGGAATGCGACCAAACCCAAACAAGCCTTATGATATATTTTTATGGAAAGGTGGCGGCTTGCTTTCAGAGGCTTTCCCTTTTGGAACTTGTAAGCATTTTTGGGTTCGTGAAACGTACAGATTAAGAGCCGATGTAAACAATCCTTTAGCTGAAAAAATTACACCTGCAAAAGCTAGAAAAGAGGGCGAAATTTTACCAGCATTAAAACCAAGTGAATCAAAAGCCTATATCGCGCCTCACGATATGTAACCTACAAAAAAAATTATTATGAATATTTGGTTAAGAGAAAACGAACTCACGAAAAACACCTTATTAGGGGGTAATATAGATATTGATTTATACATCCCTTGCATTGCAGATGCTCAGCGCACACGATTGGAGGAAATTCTAGGGGAAACGCTATTTAATAAAATAGATGTTGACTTCGGAAACGATGATTTAAGCGGTTTATATCTCACTTTGTTTGATGATTACATTAAACCTTTTTTGATTCATCAAAGCGCAGTTGAATACCTTTTAGTGGGTGCTTACAAAATCACTAATAACGGGATTTATAAAACACAACCAGAAAACACCGCGGCAGTTGACAAAACTGAAGTTGATTATTTAGTAAATAACCAAAGATTAAAAGCCGAAATGTATCAGGGGCGTTTAGAGCGTTGGTTAATGCTAAACGAATTACCGGAATATTTGAGCGCAGATAGTCAGATTGTGCCTCCAGTTTACAACAAAAGTAGTATTTTAAATAGATGGTACTTTTTAGATCCAAACAATAACTATTTTTAAAATGAGAAAAGTAGACAAAAGAACAGAGGACAATATAAAAAAATTACAAAAGTATTTATCAAATGAAAACAGTAAATTTCACGCACAAACGAGGGGATACATTTTACCAAACACCGATAAACATAAAGGTAAATAACGTTGATCTCGATTTAACGGGTGCAGTTATTTTGATGCAACTTCGAAAAGAGGCGGGAGGCGTTATTGCATTAACTCCCGATTTAACAATAACCGATGCAGTTGGTGGGGATTTTCAAATTGATGAGCAAATTATTAATATTCCAGCTTGCACTTACCAATACGATATACAGATAACTTTGGCAGATGATACGGTTGTAACGTGGATTAGTGGATTGTTTATTATTAACGACGATATTTCAAGATAATGGCAGTAGATATAGTAATTAACGAAACGATTGATGTTGTTGATATTACGGTAAACCCTAATGTAATAGAGGTTAATGTAACACGTACAAGCGGAGGCGGAGGTGGTTCTCAAACACTAGCACAAACTTTAGATTTAGGCAATCAAACTGGTGGCGAAAATATACTTGTAAATAATGCCGATGCGATTGAGTTAGAAAATACTTCTTTGCTAAAAAAGGGAACATACGATTTTGGTGGTAACGGTGGTATATCTCGCATTTGCTCAAATCAGTACGAGGATATGTGGCAAAATGGATTTAGACACGTATTTGACCAAAGCGGATTTATTCGTAATTCAAGTAATGGATTTGATTTAGTTCCAGATTCTAGCTTTGATGTAACATTGCGTTTTAAAGTTGGTTCATTTTGGAGTTTAGATAATGGCACTACTTACATTTGTACAGATAACACAGAGGGCGCAGCAGTTTGGGAAATTTATCACAATTTCATTCCTACACTTGACCAAGTACTTACTGAAAATAATGAATCAACAAAAGACGCTAAAATAGGAAAATTATTTTTATACGATTCTATTAGAGATTTTTTTGGTGCAATTCAAATCTCTAACGGTATTTTTAGTGTTGGAGATACTACAACTGGAAATACTTTATTTTCTGTGCAATTAGGAATATTTAAAATATTTAATACTTTATTTAATTCTGCATTTTTAAATTTTGAATCATTAACGGCAAATAGAACATTTACTTTTCCAAATAAAAGCGGTACGGTGGCTATGTTGGATGATGTACCAAGTGGCGGTGGTACAGTTACTTCAGTCGGATTAACAATGCCAAGTGCTTTTACAGTAACAAATAGTCCAATTACTTCAAGTGGAAATATAGCTGTAACAGGTGCGGGAGCAGTATCTCAATATGTTCGTGGCGATGGAACATTGGCTAACTTTCCAGCTTCAAGTGGTGGTGGTTCTTCATTATCTTTTTATCTTAATGGTTCAGTTTCACAAGGCACATTTGGTGGAGTTGCATTTAGAGAAATGGATAGAACGCCAATTTTAGGTGCGGGTACTGATTTTACAATAAATGCAAATGGTTATATTCAATCTTTTATAACTGATGCTGGAGTACCAAATCAATTAGAGATACCAGCAGGAAATTGGAATTTTGAAACTTATTTTAGTGCTTCAAGCGGTGGAGGTTCGCCATCATTTTACATTGAGTTATATAAATGGAATGGAACTACTTTATCTTTAATAGCATCAAACTCATCATCGCCAAGATTAATTACAGACGGCACAAATATAGAGGCTTATTTTAGTGCTTTAGCAGTTCCACAAACTACTTTATTAGTAACTGATAGACTAGCAGTTAGAATTTACGTTACACACAGCGGTAGGACTATTACATTACATACAGAGAACAGCCATCTTTGCCAAGTAATAACAACATTCTCAACTGGTTTAACTGCTTTAAATGGACTTACAGCACAAGTACAGAATTTAGCAGTAGGAACAAGCGGAACTGATTTCGGTATTGTTTCAAGCGGTTCAACACACACCTTTAATTTACCAAATGCTAGTGCTTCAAATAGAGGTGCTTTAAGTGCTGCTGATTGGAGTACATTTAATGCAAAGCAAAACAATCTTAAAACATTTAATACAACTCAAGGTCTTTATTACTTTGAAGATTTTATGGGTGGTCAAGCAGGAAGTGTTACTACAAGTTTTGGAGGAGTTATTTCAATTGTTAGTGGAGTTGGTGCAGCTTGTGTTACAACTAGCGCAGTATTAAACAAAACAAACCAACAAGGTGTAGTTAGACATACTACTGGAACTACTTTATCTGGATTTGCTGGATTTGCTTTAGGAAATTCAAGTTTGTTTATTGGACAAGGCGCAATTAGTTTGGAAACTTATGTAACTATTGAAACACTTTCAAATGCAACTGAAAGATTTTTTACTTTTTTTGGGTATGCAGTTCCTTCAAATTGGCAAAATAATGGCAATGCTATATTCTTTTCTTATGATGAGGGTGGAGCTGTTAATTTTGCTTCGGGTGCAGCAAGTCCTAATTTTAAATGTTATACAAAATTAGCAAACGTTACAACACTTACAACAACATCAATTCCAGTAGTGGCTAGTCAATGGTATAAATTAAGAATAGAAATAAATAACGCTGGAAATAGTGTAGGATTTTATATTGATGGTGTTTTAGTAGCAACTCACACAACAAACATACCTGCTACAACAACTGGAATGAGTGTAGTCAATATAATAAACAAAACAGTAGGAATAACTGCTAGAACAATGCAAACAGATTATTTTATGTACGAAGAAATATTTACAACTGCAAGATGATAAAATATAGATACACAATCGAAAACCAAAGTATTGAAACTTTAAACTTAAATGATATTCCACAAGGACTTTCATTTGAAACAATAGAGTTTGAAATAGAAATTGAACAAGAAGTAATCGCAACTTTAACAGTAAACGAGGTTATTATCGATTTAGTTACTAAACAAGTTGAAGTAATGAGTGAAGAAGAAAAAAGCGAATTGTTAAATTTACTAAAATGAAAAAGATATTTAAGTCTATTTTAAGGGATATAAAGAGTTTAGATATGATAATACTTAACCGATGGCATTTACACGCACCAATAGCGTTTATTGCGGGTTGTTTATTATATTGGGCAATTAGCGGAACAATAAGCGATACATACGTTGCAACTGAGGTAGCTTTTAAAATCTTTGTTCCATCATTTATAGGGTTTATTTTCTTATTTTCTTTTGAATCATTCCAACAAAGCGGCAGAATTATTGGCGAATTAGAAAAATTTGAAAGCGACAAGGATTTATGGGTTGGCGAAATATTTTTAATTATAGGGGTAATATTAACACATTTGTTATGGTAAATTTTTTTAGTGAATATTGGGAGGCAATTTTAGCAGCATTAAGCGCACCTGTTGCGTGGTTTTTTGGAGGCAGAGCAAAGCAAAGACAAGATGCGGTTAGCACGATGAAAACGATGTACGATGATTTTTTAATTGTTTACCAATCTCGAATGAATGAAGTAATGCAGGAAGTTACAGATTTGAAAAAACACAATCTTACCTTACAAAGAGAGTTTAACGATATTCAAAAGCTACACGCAAAAGAATTGCAAAAATCTCAAAAGTTGGCTAAAGATTATGAGCAGTTAAAAGGATTGTATGATCGCTTAAAAACTGATTTTGATAATTACAAAAAATTAAAGTAATGAGCAAAGTAGTTGCAATAGCGCAAAAAGAAATAGGACAAGGCGAAGTACCTTTAAATAGCAATAAAACAAAATACGGCAAATGGTTTGGATTTGATGGCGTAGCGTGGTGCGGTATGTTTGTAAGTTGGTGTTATGATAAAGCGGGTGCGCCTCTTGGCAACATTGGTTTTAAAAAAGGATTTGCTGGATGTCAAACAGCGGTTGCTCATTATCGTAAAACAAATAGAATTACAACTAATCCAGTTGCTGGGAATATTGTTTTTTTTGATTGGAATAAAGACGGTAGACACGACCATACTGGCATATTTGTGCGATGGATCGAATTAAATAAAACATTTGAAGCGATTGAGGGTAATACGGCAGTAGGTAACGATTCAAATGGTGGCAATGTAATGCTCCGAACTAGGAAAAATATAAACGTATTATTTGTAGATCCTTTTTAAAATTATAAATTCTACATTTGTTTAACTAAAAAAGAAAACTATGTTATCAAAATGGAGTATCTATGACAATAACATACTTGAAATAGTAAACAATTCAAATAGAGATTTAAAAAAGATTGAGATTATAAGGAAAATTGATGATGACCTAAATGAAGCAGATAAAAAATCTTTTAGTAAATATTTAGAACGCAACCTTAAAAGAATTTGCGACGATCACGAGGGTATTTACAACGCTACAAATAGTCTAGATATAGCCAATACAACCGTTAAACATATGTGGGTAAAGAATAAAGAGGCATCTTTATTTGTAAAAAACCCTAATTATGTTGAGCAAGTTACGCAAGACTTACAAGAACTACGCACAAAGTTAATCGATAACCTAAAAGACTACATACCAAAATACCCAAAGATTGAACGTTCTAAAAATGTAAAGAAAAGACTATTTGTATTTTCTCCAGCTGATATTCATATTGGAAAACTATGTAACGCATTTGAAAGCGGAGAAGATTATAACAATCAAATAGCGGTTAAACGTGTTTTAGATGGTTGTAACGGACTATTAAGCGAACTTCCAACAGATAGCATAGATAAAATATTATTCGTTATTGGAAACGATATTTTACACATAGATAATACCAAAAGAACAACGACAAGCGGAACGCCACAAGATACCGATGGAATGTGGTTTGAGAATTTCTTAATTGCCAAACAACTTTATGTAGATATTATTGAAATTATGATGTCGGTTGCAGATGTTCACGTTGTTTTCAATCCTAGCAATCACGATTATACAAATGGATTCTTTTTGGCGCAAGTTATTGAGGCACATTTTAAAGATTGTAAAAATGTTACTTTTGATTGTAGCATTTCACATCGGAAATATTACCAATATGGGAACAATTTAATAGGTACTACTCACGGAGATGGTGCAAAGGAAAGCGATTTGGCTTTATTAATGGCACACGAAAGTAAGCAATGGCACGAAAGTAAGCATAGGTATTTTTATATCCATCATTTCCATCATAAAATAAGCAAAGATTATATGAGTGTATGTGTTGAGGCTTTACGTTCTCCTAGTGGTACAGATAGCTGGCATCATCGTAATGGCTATCAACATTCTCCAAAAGCGGTTGAGGGGTTTATACACGATTTTGAACACGGTCAAACAAGTAGATTAACGCATTTATTTTAATATGAGCCAAACACATTACCAAAGGATTAAAAGAGTTTTGCAATTTTATTACAAAAGAGGTCAAAATAGAGAAAACGTAAACGAGGTATATCGTAAAATAATTAAAACTAAATTAAAATGAAAATGAAATATTTACTACTTGCGTTTCTTATTATTAGCTGCGGAGCTAAAACAGTAAACAAAGAAGAAAAGAAAACAGATAGCACCGCAACCGCCACGCAAGTAGTCAAAACCGATTCTATTTCTAAAGATAGCACTTCAATTAAATTCGATGTTGTGAGTGAGGAAATAATTATCGAGGCAGTTGATAGCACTAAACCAATCGAGATAATTAATAACGAGGGCAAAGTAACTAAATACAAAAACGCACGTTTAACAAAGAAAAAAAGAAAAGACAATACTATTGTAGTAAACGAGAAAACAGTCGCTAAAATCGTAGTTGATTCGCTCACAAACGAGATTGAAGTCAATAAAGTTGAAAGCACAAAGATAGTTTATAAGGAGCAGTTTAATTGGGGCACATTTATTTTGCAATTATATTGGTTGTGGCTACTTATAATATTAGCTATTTATTTAGCATACCGCAGATATAAAGGTTATCTTAAATTCCCTTTGTTATGATTCCAGAGTACAAGTGGATTAAAGAGGGCAAAGACTGGGTGCGAATCCAAATACCAGTCAACAAATGGAAAGGAATACCACCGATTGAGGATGATATAAAAAAGCCGCTAGATTAATAGCGGCTTTTCTAATTATCAAACCAAAACATTATGAAAGGCAAATGTATAAATTATTTATTTACCAACAACACAAAACTCCGTAAATTATAGATACTAAAAGCATAACTATTAAAATGACAACATCCTCATTATCTTGTTTCATTGTATCTTTTAGTTAAATATTCGTAAGCTAATCGATTGCATTCCTTTGTGCCTCCAATAACTTCAATCTTATACTTTTCTAGTTTACCGTTATAAGGTTCTCTTTTTTCTATTCCTTTTGCTTTTCTTCCCATTGTATTTGATTTTGTTGTTTATATTCAGTAGGTATTTTATCGATCATTCGCACACGCCAACAACCTATCGCATTTTCTTCCCTTACTTTAAAATTGCTCGGTAAAGTTACAATAGAATTATTATATTGCCTCACTATAATAAATTTAGGATTTTGGATTGTATTAATGTGGGATATTTTCATTTCGCAAACCTACAAATAAACTTTTATATAAAAAAATTTTTTTATTCCAATTTAGATTCTATATTTGCCTCATCAAACTTTAAATAATAAAATTATGTTGAACGTAATTATTACAAAAAAAGAAGCTCTAAAAATAGGTTCAAAACAATACGGTATTACTAGCGGTAAAAAAGACATGAACGGAAATAGAGATACAATATACTTTTGTTCTAATTTAGTATTTATGCAAAATTTTAACCGAGAAAAACAATTTATAACTATTTAACACAAACAAACATTATGAACAGATTTCAAAAAAACGATTGGCAGTATTTAATTGCGTTTGGCGCAGCAGTATGGTTTCTAACTCAAATAATATTTAGATACTAATGAGCAATTACGACAACGATGTGATAGGAGTTGGAAACTCACTACACCCAGCGAACCAAGTTGAGAACAACGATCCAAACGGATACGAGCAACTAGCCGACAAACTCTTTAACGAAAAAATGGAGTGGATGAAAAAAGCAATTACCTTAGAGGTTTACATTAAAGAGATTAAATTTCTAGCGGATGGAATGTACGACAATAACGGATTAGCAACAATAATATCAAACCTTTTAAAAGACGTAGAATAATGGAAGATTTAATCAGATTTCAAGCGCAACAATTAAGCGCAGTAAGAGCAGAAAACGAGCGTTTAAGAAACGAACTACAACAAGCTAGAGAATTAATGCAAGCACTTATTAACGAGTGGGAGGTGCAAGATGCGGAGGTATTAAACTTCCCTCAACTTGATGAGGCTACAAAAGTTTTTGACGAGGCTTTTCAGAACCCTATTGAACAACTAAACAACTTGACAAATGGATTTTATAGAAGATAATATAGTGCTTTGTAGCTTATTAGCTGGATATATTTTAATGATGGTTATATTTATAGTTTTCATCTTATTTTTTCCAAAAGAGATTATACAAGAATTTAATGAGAACTGGGAATAATGGACAGAAGAAAAGATTACAGCAGATTCAAAATAACCATTATCGAGTTATGGTTTAGGTTCGAGTACTTCGGGCGACAAACATTCATCAATAGAATGGCTATTAGTTCCAAAAAAATTAACAGAATTTTAGACGAGTGGCAGGAGAATGACGAGTGCATTTTAGTTGAAAGTAAATTAAATTATACCGCAAAAAGTTATTTATAAAAAAAAAGTTTTTATATTTGCAAAACAATCTGGTCAGAGATTGAGAGAAAACTATAATCGATCCTAATTTTGCCTACTCTGACCAGTAGGATTTAAGTTAGGATTTTTTACTTAAACATTATGAGCAAAGATTTATTTAGTTTAATGCGACAACAAGAAATTCAAACACAAAATTTCCTGCCAAACAAAAAAGAGATTCAGTTCTCGGCACAAACATTTATCAAAGATTTGTTAGATGCTGGAGAAACAGACAAATTTGAACTACTAGCGCAAGCCAAAAGAATGGGCGAAGCGTTAGAAGTGATTAACGCCGAACTTTTAAAAGTATTGCCTCAAGAGAACTTTGAAGCGTTTGGACTTAAAGGCACATTTAGAAGCGGTGGCGAAACAATTAACTACAAAGATTGCGAAGTTTGGAGCGACATAAACAGAGAGTTAAAAGAACGTGAGGAACTTCTTAAATTAGCTTTGAAATCGCAAAACGAAATATACGATGCGGCAGGAGTACAGGTGCCAAAAGTTAGTACAACTCCTCGCAAAAGTAGTTTGGCTATATCATTTTAAATTACTATATTTACATTTCATAATTAACCGATGCAAGGTTCGGGCATCTTAACTCCGAACCATAAATAAATATAATATTATGAGTACTTCAAACCGCAGACAAGCGTTTGCACAACCACAAACAAATCCAGCCACTAAATTTATCGAGTGGAAATCAAACGACAAATGTTTTAATTACTACGACAAAGAAGCGCAGAAAAATGTAGAAATACCTTTGCCTTTTAAGTTCTTAGTCTTAGATGAATTGCACACTATTAAGGGTTGGAATGATGCTTCATCAAGCAACATTTATTCCAACGAAGTGAAATTCATTTCAAAAGAAGTAATGACAGTTAAACCTTTCAAGGGTAACGAAATTGCCAAAGGTTATTACAAAGACATTAAGGATAAAGTTGTTGCCGCTGGAGGACATTATACAAAATCGATTTATGTAATGCTTGAAGATGGCACCATTGCCAACATACAATTAAAAGGTTCCGCAGTTCAAGCGTGGGGAGATTTTACACAAAAGACACGTTCACGCCTTAGTGATGAATGGGTAAGCGTTAAGACCGCTAAAGATGGAAAAAAGGGAGCAGTTAAATTTTCAGTTCCAGAGTTTACATTTGATGGATCGCTTAACGATGAGCAAAACTCACAAGCCGATGAAGTATTCAACCAACTTGAAGCATACCTTAAAACATACCTAGTCAAAGCCGACATCGAGGTTGTATTAAATGGAGATATAGCAAATGACTTTAATGATATGCAGGATGCAGATGATGATGATGGGTTAGACTTCTAAACTCCAAACAACACAACTAACTAAAGCCACCTTAATCGGTGGCTTTTCTTTTTATAGTAAACATTACTCGTATTTCCCCTATACCCTTTACAAAACAGAGTTGATAAATTTAATAGGGGGGGGTATCAAAATCAAAATAAATGTTTACTATGTTTACTTTGCTTTGTTAAGTCCTTATTTTATTGACTTATTTAAGTAAACATTTATAATATTAATCTTTACTATAAAAAAAAATGTTTACTATTGTATTTATATTGTTTTTTATTTTTATATTTGCGAATGTAGTCTGGAAGCTATTATAAGAAATTATCAATGCCACTCTTTCACGACTTCCAGCGTGTTTGAGTGGCATTAACCTTTTATGTATTTATGGAATATAAAATTTCAGTTTTTAAAGACCTTTTAAAATCTAAAGATGTACCCTACATTGTAGATTTAGAAAAGATTATCCAACGTATAAAAGTTGGTAAGTCAATTACAATTATTGACAAAGTTAGAAATGCAACCAATAAAAAAGATGCAGACCTTATAAAACAGAAATTGCCTTGCATTTTATTTGCTGGAGAATTTTCAGAGCGCAACGGAAATAGCCTTGTTAATCATTCCGGACTTATGTGTGTTGATTTTGACAAATACGAAAACGATGAGGTTATGCTTGAGCATCGAGCGATACTTGAGCGTAATCCTCACTTTTTACTTTTATTTACTTCCCCATCCGGGAAAGGAATTAAAGGAGTAGTAAAAATACCAGAAGCGACAAAAGAAACGCATCCCAAATATTTTACTGCCTTTCAAAAGGAATTTGATTTTGATTATTGGGATAAGTCCTGTTCAAATGTTGATCGTGTTTGTTATGAATCATATGATCCAGATATATTTGTTAATTACGATGCTATTGAATTTGCACCAAACTTAATTGATGTAGGTTATAGCGTTACAGAAAAAACGCCTTTAATACCTATAACAGATGAAGATAAGATAATCGAAAGGATAATGGCTTTTGATTGGAAAAAGGATTTTGTAGAGGGAGAGAGAAACGCCTTTATTTTTGATTTGGCTGGAATGTTTTGCGAATATGGAGTTAGCCAAACAACTGCTGAGAACTATATTATTAATAACGTTGTAATTGGAGATTTTTCAGAGGCAGAGGCAAAGACCACAATCAAAAGCGGATATAAAAAAAGAAACTTTGATTGTAAATTCTTTGAAGATTACCAAAAAATTGATAAGGTTAGAGTTGATTTAAAAAGAGGTAAAGAAGCAGTTATAAAGAAATACGGTATTACGGAGGATACATTCGATGAAATAAAGGAAGTATTAGAACACGACGATTTTTGGTTCACTACCTGCGATAAAAGCGGAAAAGAAAAGGTAACAATAGACTCGTTAAAGTATAAGTTTTTTTTAGAGCGCAACGGATATAAAAAACACTACCCAAACGATACACAAAAGCCGACGTGGGTTTATATTAATTCAAACAAGGTAAGAATAACATCTGTTGAAATTATCAAAGACTTTGTTCTTAATTACCTATTAGATAAAAAAGAGTTTGAAGTCTGGAACTACTGCGCCAAATATCAAAACTTATTTACTGAAAACTTCCTTTTGATGCTTGAATCAATCGATTTAAAGATGTTAAACGATGACCGCCACAAATCTTATATTGCTTATAAAAATGGCGTCTTAGAAGTAACAAAAAACGAGTGTAAGCTAATTGATTACATCGATGTTGATTTTTACATTTGGGAAAATCACATTTTGGATCGTGATTTTGTGGTATTGGATGAATTTGAGAATGACTACAAATCTTTTATTAAGAATATATCCAACGAATCCGAACTACCAACCGAGAGCGTTATAGGTTACCTAATATCAACTTATAAAAACCGTTCAAATAATAAGGCTATAATTTTAAATGACGAGGTTATTTCAGAGAACCCAGAGGGAGGAACAGGAAAGGGAGTTTTTGTGCAAGGTATTAGCCAAATAAGAAAAACAAGTATAATCGATGGTAAGTTATTTGATGGTAAAAAGTCTTTTCCTTATCAGACCGTTTCTCTTGATACAAAGATACTAGTGTTTGATGATGTTATTAAGAACTTTAATTTTGAGGAAAAGTTTAGTTTGGTTACAGAGGGATTGACTTTAGAGCGTAAAAATAAGGATGCAATTAAGTTAAATGTACACGAAAGCCCCAAGTTAGTTATATCTACAAATTACGCTATTCGTGGCGAGGGAAATAGCCACGACAGAAGAAGATACGAGTTGGAAATAGCACAATATTACGGAAAGGATTTAACGCCAGAGGATGAGTTTAAACGCCAGTTGTTCGACGATTGGGAACTAATCGATTTTCAGAAGTTTGATAATTATATGGTGCATTGTTTACAGTTGTTTTTAAATAATGGATTGGTTAAGCAAAACGCTAAAAATATTAAGATGCGGAAGTTTATCGCTGAAAGTTCGATGGAGTTCTACGAATTTATAAAAGATCCCGAAGTTGTATTACAAAATGAAAGGCTAGATAAAAAGATAATTTTTGACAAGTTTGTTGAGGAATACCCAGACTTTAAAAAATGGCTTACTCGTAAGAAGTTTAATTTATGGGTTCAAAAGTACTGTTCATTTATGGGATTTGAATACATAAGCGATACTTCCAACGGTATGCAATGGTTTATTATCAAAAGCGGAGAAGTAATAGAAGAAGAAGATAACGATATAATGTTTTAATTATGGAAATAGGAAGTTTTGAAATAGTAAGATATAGATTTGATTTGATAAATGGAGAGCCAAAAATCATTATTGAAATGATAAAAGTTTTGGATGAAAATGGTAAGTACATAAAGTTTGCAAAATTAAAAGAGGTTTTGCCTTATTTAAGTCAATATCCAATTAAATTTAAAACGATATGATTTTAAGAGATTATCAAATAAAATTATCTAATGAGGCAGCGGATATTTTAAGGCGCAAAGGATTGGTTTATCTGGCAATGGCTGTGAGAACTGGCAAGACATTAACCGCACTCCAGACCGCTAAATTATTTCAAGCTAAGAGAGTTTTGTTTTTAACAAAAAAGAAGGCAATATCTAGTATTCAATGGGATTACGACAACTTCGGATTTGACTTTGATTTAACAATTATCAATGATGAGAGTTTACATTTGGTCAATAAAGAGTTTGATTTAGTTATCCACGATGAACACCACCGATTTGGTGCCTACCCAAAGCCGAACGCAGTAGCAAAATTATTTAAGCAAAAATATTCGCATTTGCCAATGATATTTTTATCTGGAACGCCAACCGCTGAATCGCACTCACAATGGTATCATCAATTTTGGGTTAGTGATAACAGTCCGTTTAAGGAATATGCAAACTTTTATAAATGGGCTGCCGATTTTGTAAATGTAAAAGTTAAGCACTTAGGGTACGCAAAAGTGAATGATTACAGCGATGCCGATATTAAACATATCCAAAGGAGAATTAAATATTTCATCCTAACTTTTACTCAAGAGCAAGCGGGGTTCACTTCAACAGTTAATGAAATGGTTTTGGAAGTTGAAATGAAGCCGATAACCTATCAAATTATTGAAAGGCTAAAAAAAGATTTGGTTGTAAAAAACCCACAAGGACAAATAATATTAGCAGATACTGGCGTTAAGTTAATGCAGAAAGTCCACCAGCTTTCAAGTGGAACGTGTAAGTTTGAGGATGGATCGAGCAAAGTAATTGATTACTCAAAAGCGGAGTTTATAAGGGATAATTTTAAAGAAGTAAAGATTGGTATATTTTATAAATTTAAAGAGGAATATAACGCCTTAAAATCGATTTTAGGGGATAAGTTAACCGATAACTTGGATGAGTTTAATACAAGTGATAAATGGATTGCTTTACAGATTGTTTCAGGGCGTGAGGGAATAAGTTTAAAAGAGGCAAAATACCTAGTTTATTATAATATTGACTTTTCGAGTGTCAGTTATTGGCAAAGTAGGGATAGACTTACTGAAAAAACTAGATTAAGTAATGAGGTATTTTGGATTTTCTCCAAAGGAGGTATTGAATATAAAATTTATAAGACCGTTTTGCAAAAAAAAGATTACACACTAAATTTATTTAAACACGATGCTGGAATCAAAAATACAAACCAAAATAAAAAAGAAGTTGGAAGAAAAGGGGTTTTTAGTCGTTAAGCTAATTAAAACTTCCTGCAATGGAATCCCAGACTTAATGTGCCTTAAAGATGGCAAAGTAATTTTTATAGAAGTCAAGCAGCCAACTGGAGTTTTGTCGGAATTACAAAAATTAAGAATTAAGCAATTAACAGATCTTGGTTTTGAGTGTAAAGTTTGGACAGATTACGAAGTCGATTTTATGTTAAAAAATTAGTTTAATAAAAAAATTCTTTTAATATTTGTTGAAACATTAAAATATAACATTATGAGAAAACAATTTTTTATCTGGACACAAGAGAACCAACACTCTGAAAATTATTACAGAACCGAAGAGCAAGCTAAATTAAGAGCGGAACTAAAAGGTTTATACAATTACGAAATTCGAGAAATTTATACACGATGATTTACAGAGGTTACAACATCGAGCGAGATTATACTTCAAGTGAATTAGTCTTTGATTTTTTTTGGGAAAAATCGTATATGGGAACTGGAACAAGTATTGAACATTGTCAAAACCAAATAGATAGGTTATGGATTATAGAAGCCTCAATTTAAGTATTACGCCTCAACTTTCAAAGTTGGGCAGACCTTACCGCCTTTCCGCTATTGCAAAGAATTTACAAGTACCTAGCAAGTGGATTAATAGAGTTGACTGTTGGCATTGGTATTATGTTTTTGTTTATACGGATGACAATAGCTTTTTTGGATTTGAGTTTGATTACAATGATAAATTTGTACAGAAGTTTAACCACGAAGAAACTCGTAAAATATTAGATAATTTATGAATGCAAAAGAAAAAGCAAAAGATTTATTTGATAAAATGTATTTTGAAACCACAACAAAATATGATGCTAAACAATGCGCTTTAATTGCAGTTGATGAAATTATAAATGAATTTTATACTCATCCAGTAGCAAAAATGTATTGGCAAGAAGTTAAACAAGAAATTGAAAAGCTATGATGAATCAACACAAAATGTATAGGTGCATCAGGATGATGGAATTTTTGCAAGAGAAGCCAAGAAATATGCATACAATAGCAAGATATTTAAATGTAAATAATAGAACAGTTTACCGTTATCTTAAACTTTATGAGGCTTTAGGTTATTTGATAATAAAAGATAAATTTGATAAAATAAAATTATTTAAAAATGGCTGATATAAGTAAATGCTTAGACCACCTTTGCCCATCCAAAACTATTTGTTATCGATTTACTGCGCCAGCAGACAAATTTAGACAAAGCTGGGTAAACACAAACCGAGAGGCGGATGCTTACAACTGCGATCTATTTTGGCATAATGGCACTTGTAAAGATTGCGGACAAAATGAGGGTAATCACAAGTTAAGTTGCGCCAGTCAGAGAGCCACAATTTTAATGAGTTTAAAAAAAAAGGATTGTGATTTACTTTAAATATTCAACTAGAATTGTAATATTATTTGATAATATAGTTATAAAGATACCATTGTCTAAACGTGGTTATTTACAAGGATTGAACGAAAAATACATTTGGGATAAGTATAAACAATTTGGTTGTTTAGCAGAATTAAAATGGATGTTTTTAGGTATAGTTTGTCAGAAAAGATATAACCCAGTTAAACGAGTACCAAACACAAAAGTATGGCATATAAAAGAATTAATACCTGAATTTGATTTTGACAACTGCGATTTATACAAAGCTGAAAATTGGGGAATAGAAAACAAAAATTACATTTTGCTAGATTATGGAATAAATGAAAATATCTCAAAATTATATAAAATATGAAGTATATTTTAATCTTTGCAGGTTATGAATTTATAAGACCAAAATTGATTTGGTTGTTTTATTATTTAATTAAAAAAGGAGAAAAATGAAATTTGAAACTTGGTTAGATGAAAATTATCCTTACAGGAATAGAAATTATAGGAATGAAAGATTATACGGCAAAAGCAAATATGATGAAACTTATTTATACAACGAATTATTAGAAATTTTTAAAAAAGAAATTATGATCCCACTACATTACCCACAGACTTACGATGTTATCGACTTCGTGAGCGACAATAGCCTCAATTTTAACGAGGGAAACGTTATTAAGTACATAACACGTGCCAGAAAAAAAGGAACGCATTTAATCGACCTAGAAAAGGC